AAGGCTGTGATCGAGATCGAGTACCTCGAGCGAGTTCACGAGATCAAGCAGCGGCTGTTTGATCTTGAGACCTCGCGCATGGTCTTGGAAGAGGAAGCCAACCTCCGGCGCCTGGGCTATCGGGCGGAGGAGATCAAGGCGCGGATCGCAGAACTGACCCAGCAGCGCGAGGACATCCGGCGCCGGCAGCAGGAGGCCACCGACGCCGCCATCCAGGCCGCGCGTGAGAACGCCGCCATCCGCCAGGCCGAGCTCATCCGAGACCACAACCGGCAGATCTTCGACTCGCTCAAACGCCAAGCCGAGGGCGTCTTCGATGCGTTACTGACCCGCTCGCAGTCGGTGTTCTCGGCCATTGGCAACGCGCTCAAGACCGCCGTCCTGACGGCCATCAAGGAAATCGTGACCTCGCGCGTGGTGGCGCTGCTGATGCAGTTAATCACCGGCGCGCGAGTTACGTTTGCGGGCGCGGGAGGCGGCGCGCTTGGGCGGCTCGGCGGCATCCTGGGCGCGGGCGCGGCGCCGGTCTTTGGCGGCAGCGTGCCGACTGTCACACCGCCGTTTGTGCCGAACGGACGCGGTCTCGGCCTGGCCGGCCTCGCTTCCGGCTGGAAGGAGTTCTTCGGCATCGGCGGCAGCGTGCAGCTCGGTCCCGGCATGGCCACGACCTGGCATGCCGCCACGCTCTGGCAGAAGCTCTCGGCCATCGGCCGCTCGCCCGCCGCGGCCCTGGGCGGCGGCTTGCTGGCCCTGGCCGGCCTCCAGCGCGGCGGCTTGAGCGGGCTGGCGATGACCACGGGCGGCGGCGCGCTCGTCGGCTTCAAGTACGGCGGACCACTGGCCGCGGCGATCGGTGCCGGCATCGGGGCTATTGCGGGCATTGCTCGCCTGTTCATGAAGGGCGCCGAGGAGAAAGCCCGCGAGAAGATCCGGGCCACCTACGGCATTGATCTCCGCGACAAGGGCATCCTGCGCCAGATCGTCGAGACCGCCAAGCAGGCCTTCGGCGGGAACCTCGAGGCGGCCATCCGCAGCCAGCAGATCCGCGATCTCATCGAGCTCTACGCCATGGCGACCGGACAAAGTACTGCCGGCCTGCCACCCACTGTGCGCCCGGTGTCGCTCCTCCAGCAAGGCGGCACGCTCTACCAGCAGACGTTCACCGCAGGTGCCGCACCCACGCTGGATCGCATCGCCGCCGGTACGCCACAAGCCGCCGGCCCTATCGTGATCAACATCAGCGTGCCGGGCGCCAAGGAGTTCTTCGAGAAGGAGACCGTGCGCGTGGTGGTGGAGAATCCCCGCGCGGTCCAGTCGGCGGCGCTCAACGCCACCCGCGCCAACGCCGGACGGCGTGAGCTGACCGCGCTCCAGCTCAGCCCCGGCACGCTCACCGCATAGGAGGGCCTATGGCCACCATCCGACGCCACTATGACGCGCTCCGCAAGACGCTGGGCGCGGTGATGATTCTTTACCTGCTCTTCTTGGGCGTTCAGTTCGCGGTTGCGATGCGCGACGGCACCCGAGCGCAGGAGACCCATCGCATTGAGCAGCTCGAGCGGCGCATCGACCGGCTCGACCACGAGCTCGAGCGCGTGGACGCCGCCCAGCGCCTCACCCGCATCGAGACCTACATCGAGACCACCAAGGAAGCGCAGGCCGCCAACCGCCAGATGTTCCTTCTGATCCTGGCCACCCTAACGCTGATCCTGGTTGGAGTGATCCTGTTGCTCGTGGGTCGTGGGCCGCGCGGCATGAACTCTCCGCCGGCGCGCGGCGCCGACTTCAATGCCGCCGTGGCCGTGGTACTCAAGCACGAAGGCGGGTATCTGGAAGACCACACCACGGGCGAGATCTCAAAGTTCGGCATCACCGCTGAGTTTCTGCGTTCGATCGGTTTGCCGCATGACCGGGACGCGATCCGTAGCTTGACCCGGGAGCAGGCGATCGCGATCTACCGCGAGCACTGGTGGGAGAAGTACGGCTTCGAGCGAATCCAGGAGCAGCGCGTGGCGAACAAGCTCTTCGACCTGGCGGTGAACCTCGGGCCGCAGCGGGCGACCAGGCTCCTTCAGCAGGCGTTGAATCACTGCGGCGCGCAACTCACCGTGGATGGCCTCCTCGGTGAGCGAACCATTGCGGCTGCCAATAAAGCCCCGGTCGAATGTGTCCTTGGTCACTTGCGCGCCCTGGCTGCCGAACACTACCGCAGTCTGGCCGCCAAGGATCCGAAGTATCTGCCATATCTCAAAGGCTGGCTCAAGCGGGCATCCCAGTAATGCCGGGATCGGTTGAGAATGCCGCGCCCTCGACGGTCCTGCCGTGGAGCCTGTCGCGCGCCTTCGTCCGCAGCCAGGAGTATCCGGTGCTCGACAACGAGTACGCGGGCGGCGAATCCCAGCGCTCGGTCCAGGCTTCAAACAGCCGCAAGCGGTGGCGGCTGTCGAAACGCCTCACGCCGGTGCAACTTGAGGCGCTCCGTGATTTCTATGACGCTCGCAAGGGCCCGGTCGAGCCGTTCTACTTTTACGATCCCTGGGACACGAACCCCAAGTTCAGCTACGACCCCACCGGCCAAGCCACCCAGGGCCGCTACACCGTGCGCTTCGAAGGCGGCTGGCGGCAATCGGCCGGCATCGGCCTGATCGAAGTCAGCCTGGAGCTGGTCGAACTTGCCTGACTTCCTCGGCAACATCCCGGTGCCCGAGATCGCGCCGAGCGGCGTGTTTCCGCTGGTGCCCGACTACCCGCACGGGCGCGCACAGGCGCCCGAGGTCGTCATCCACCAGTTCGGCAGCGGGAACACGAAGATCGAACAGCGCTTCCTGCTCGGCACCGGCGCCAAGCGCTTCACCGTACGCAAGGCCTGGCTGCGTGAGGCCGACCGGATCGCCCTCCGTAACTTCTGGGAGCAGCACTACGGCCCCTATGGCGCCTTCTACTACAACGCACCCAACGACGATGGCCAGGGCACGACGCAGTACGTCTGCCGCTTCGCCAACGAGCCGCTCTCCTGGGAAATGCTCGGCGCAGCGGTGTGCTCCGTCGGCGTGACGCTCATCGAGATTCCCTCCTCCTCGCCCGCCTATACGCTCAATCAGACCGTCACGCGATTCCCGTCCACTGCCCTCGAGACCGCCCTGCTCTCGCAGGTGCAGGAGATCATCCCGCTGGTGAAGATCGTCGCCAAGCAGCCCGGCTACCCGGCCATCTACGTCTCCGACCGCCGCTGCACGATCGGAGGCCAACTCTACCAGGCGCGGCTTCTGGAGTTCGACGGCATCGCGCAATCCATCGGCAATGAGGCCGACGAAGCCCGGTTCGTCTTCGGCAACGCCGACCGCGTGATGCGCGCGCTGGCCAACGACGTGGATCTCTACCGGGCGGCGCTCGAGTTCTCGCTGTTCCATGTAGCGACCGGCATCAAGCTCGACCTGTGGAAGGGCGAGATCATCGATTGGTTGCTTGATGCCGGCCCGGAGTTCCACGTCCGCGCCGCCGACGGCATCTACGAGCTGAACCTCCCCTACCCCACGCGCCGCATCTCGCGCACCTGCTGGAAGCAGTTCAAAGACGGCGCCGGTTGCCCCTACGTCGGCCCCGATACGAGCTGCGACAAGGGCTTCGATACGCCCAACGGCTGCCGCAGCCACGGCATGGACAACCACTTCGGCGGCATCATTGCGAAGCCAGCGGCAGTGCGGATCAAAGACAACTCGACCGGCGTCTGGGGATTTGGCCGATCAACGATCACGAGCGTGTCGCTGGTAGCGGAGTCGATCTACGACCAGGTGGTGCCCGAGATCTACACCGACTCGGCCATGCCGGTGAACGCCAAGATCGCCCTGGGGCGCGAAGAGAGTGATTTCTATGCCGCCGTGGGCATTGTGGGCGAAGGTCCGCTCGCCGCTTACGGCACGGGCCACAAGCTCGACGGGCAGTTTCAGCACGGCTACCCTGGCTCGCTGGGCTTGCTCGAGAGCCTCGGCGCCGATCCGAATCCCACGCCCTTCGGCTTCGATACCGACAACCCGGTCGAGCGGACCGCGGGCACGGCCTTCGTCATGCTCCGCCGCGCCGACGCTAAAGGGCTTCAGCTTTCGCGGCTCGCCGAGCATGCCATGGAGGTGGTGGTTGCCCAGGGCCTGAGCGGCTGGGCGTGGACCGCGCCCGGTGTGCGCTCGCTCCAGGTGCTGACCAACCCCATCTGGATCGCCCTCAACATGCTGCTGCGGGCGCGTGGGCTGCGCTTCGCCGACGCCGCTACTTGCGAGCAGTTCTTCGACGTGGATGCCACCATCGCCGCTGCCCAGATCTGCGATCAGCAGGTCACGAAGCTCGTCGGCACGGGCACCGAGACGCAGTTCAAATTCCGCGGCGTGATCCAAGAGGAGAAGCCCCTGCGGGACTGGATTCAGGAAGTCCTGATGAACTGCCTCGGCTACTACACCTTCGCCTTCGGCAAGCTCAAGCTGGGCGTGCGCGTGAACTCTTCCGCCCTCGAGGCGTTCACTGAAGGCAACATCCTGTTCCGCAGCCTCCAGCTTGCGCCGCTCAAGCCCAGCTTCAATCACCTAACGGCCAACTTCGCCGACGAGGATTTCAACTTCGTCGCCAACTCGATCTCGCTCTACGACATCGACCATGCGGCGCTCATCGGCGGCGGCGCCGGACCGCTGTTCCTCAAGTCCACGGTCAATCTCTCGGGCACCGCCTCGAAATCCCAGGCCGCGCGGATCATCACGACGCGGCTGCGCGAGGAGCTCGGTGGGATCACACCGGCGGAATGGAAAGCCGCCCGGCAAATCGCCTTTAAGACCACCGTGCTCGCCCTCGCGACCGAGCCCGGCATGGTCTGCTCGATGGCGCACCCCGACATGCCGGGCGGTTCGGGCGAGTTCCGCGTCACCTCCTGGCGCCTCAACCGCGACTACTCGATCGACATCCAAGGCCGCACGACCACCGACTCGATGTACAACCTGGTCGTTGGACCCAAGCCCGCCGACGTGGTGCCGGAGCCCGTGCCTGAGGAGATCCTGATCGACACCGGTGTGCCGGGCGTGCTGAGCGGTACACCGAAGCTGGGTGACTACGGCACCTGGGTGCTCGACGACATGAGCGTGGCGCCGGACGCCTCGGGCAACCTGAACATCGT